TAAATCCATTTGTTTTATTGATTGTCCTAATTCTTCATTATCTCTATCATTAACTAAAAATTTTTCATCTATGATATCCGTGTTACCAATGTTACCACTTGATATTGCATCTCTTACACTTTTTTTGTACTTTGAATCTTTATCAACACCACCAATTATAGCAGTTGTATATGGCCAAGGTATTGTTGTGTAACCAGTCCCACCCAATTCCCCAAAATCAGGATATTGGTTTACTGGAATATCTAAAAATATTCTTGATGTTAAAAGTTTCCATCTACCTAATTCATTTTTTTCACTATTGTAATTAATCACTATACTTTTTATAGTTTTTATACCGGGTGTATTGTAAGTATGAGTTTGTGTTTGTTCTTCAACTCCTACAATAGGAGCTTCATAACGAAGATACATTTCTTCAATGGTTGAACTATTATCATTTCCTATATTCCATCCACCAAAAAAACTAACTTTTTGAAAAAAAGGATTTTGTGTTCTTGTTTTAGTGAAAGTAAGTGTTAAATTTCTAAATTCTTCATCTGTATCCATTGAACCAATTAGTTCTTTTACTCTTGTTGCTATTCTATTTTTTGTAAATTCACTTCTAGAAAAAATATTTCTTACATCATTTCTTTCTTGAAATATATTTGGATATGGATTCTGTCCCCAACTAGGATAATCTATATCAAATTGACTGACTTGAAAAAATACATCATATTCGATACCATCATATCCTGAAGTTAATGGCCCAATCGCATCTTCTATGTTAAGCATAAAATCGTGTGTAAAATCGTTATTTACACCGGTGTTAGTTGCTGGTGTAATATATGATGGTTGATTCGCACCTCTAAAAAACATAACTCTAATATATCTAAATTCAGATTTTCCATATTTTGGAACATATAAATCTTTATTTTGTAATTCTCTTATTTCTTCAATGGTTGATGGTCGATTATCTTCCCAATCTTGAAATGTTTTAATTTTATCATCTTTATCATCCCAATCAATTACAAAAGAAATATAATCCATATCTATTTCTAACTCTGAAGGATCTCCAACTGTTCTATAATTTAAAGCAACTGTAGATGGGGCTGAACCTTTAAAACTTTTTTCCAAATCATCTTCATAATAACTTTGTAAATCAACATCAGTATCCACACTATTGTCTTGATTTAAAATATAAATTTCTGTAAATGGGAAAAAATCTGGAAAATCGTTTTCATTACCACTTCCAGCAAAAGGTCCTGCGGATAATGTATTATTCAATTGTCTGTCGTGATTTATACTTAATAAATCACCATTGGTGAGTTCAGCTTGTTGACTAAGTGCATATGGTGGTCTAACTCGTTTAAAAAATCTTTCATAATCTCTTTCATCACCATCATCATCCCAATCATTATCACCTTGTTTTGATGTATTTATTGTTATTCTTAAATTTGTTATTTTATGAGCTGGAGATTCAACACCAAATCCCCCACCATCACCAGACACATCACGAACTTTTTCTAAAGTATCTAATGTAAACTCTGTTTGTTTACCCTCAACACTATTTCCTAATATATTAAATAATTCCAAATTATTTATTTTATAAACTTGATACCTTGATTTTCTTACATCAGTTCCAATCCATTGGTCTTTATTACCTTTAAGTCTAAAACAGAAATATAATGGATTTAATGTGTCTTCGTCAATGACTTGTGTGTTAACAAGATCTTCAGTTTCTAATACAGTATCAAGACTTCCAGCAAAGTTTTGAGCAGCGCCACCACCAAAACCAGTATCACTATTATTAAAATCACCAAACTCAGGTCCAGTATCCATATTAAATAATATTTTGTTTCCTTCTAAATTTGTCATATTACCTAAATCTCTATCACGTTCACCAAATTCTTGTGAAAAAAATCTTTTCTTTACACCACTATTGAGTGCAGATTTTAACTCACTGTAAGTCATAGATTCAATATCTGGCATTGTTCTTTGTGAAAACAAATAAGCTTCTACTTTATTGTGTTTAGATTCTCTATCATCAGTTCTAGCGACATATAATTCATCAATACGAATAAAACTTTCACCCTCTGCTTTTAAATTTCTTTCAATAATAGCATTGTTTACATCAGAATTAATAAATGTTGTGTATAAATCTTTTCCTTGAAATTTATCATTTTCTTTAGGTACTCCAATTGAATCATTATGATTAAAGTCACCACTATAATCATCACTAAAATTATATTGACTTCTATCATTATATGTTGGTTGTTGTTCTATTATTTTTTTTTGAGCCATTAAAATGCTCCATTTGTTTTAGAAGTATTCATTCTATCAAAAATTGTTCTTTTCAATGGTCTTAATGTTTCATTATCAAAATTAGGTTTATAATCCGATACATTATGACCAAGATTATCATTTCCACTTTTATCGTTGAATACATTATCTTCAATTGTTTCACTTGTAATTGTTATTAATAAATTTTCATTTGTTTCTACTTCATTTGTAATAATTCCTTCTATTGGAAATGGTATATTGTTGTTTGGAAAAGCACCTTCAATGAATTTACCATCTTGCCCATATTTTGGTAATACAGGATAATAATAATTATCTAACCAACTTTGTTCTGAATAAGTATTTATAACTAATTCTCTATTTAATGTTTCTGCATTTAAATTAATACCTTGTCTATTAAATATAGAATAATCCTCTGGAATAATATTTTTCCAATATCTATTATCATTTGGATTACCAATTTGTTCTAAATCATCATTTTCAAATCCAAACATTTCCCAAATTGATTTTGGTTCATTGTAATATTTTATACTTGTTATATCACAATCACCAATTCCTTTTCCTAATTCTTCTCTGATTGGTGTAATACCATTGTATACAATATTATTATTTTCATCAATTCTTGATATTAAATAATTTGGTAATACTTCTAAATTATCGTTACTTTGATTTTCCATTTTTAACAGAGCTAACTCTGTCTTTAACTTATCGCTATCATTTTTAAATTCAACAAAAGTTTTAGAATCACCAACAAAACCTAATTGTCTTTTTACAGATTTATAATAACTACTTTGTTGTGATGTACCACCAATAATCGGTAAAGTATTTTTATATGGTATAAAAGAAAATCCATTATCACCAAAATATTCAAATTCTTCACTCAACCCTTCATTTATATTTATTCTTAATGTGAAAGTTTTAACATGAGAGACTAATGTTTGTTCATTACTCTCTTTATCTAATTTTTTTCTTATCATTAATCCTGTTATTTCATATACACCATAATCTGTATATGTATGATACAAAGCTTTATCTTCAGATATTTTTTCAGGCTCATTAAATTCAATCGGTGAACCATCACCCCAATCTACATCTTTAATGTAAAACAACCCTTTTCTAAAATCATCATAAATTGGAGTTCTTTTTACATTAAATAATTCATTAGTTGGATAAGTTGGATAAAAATAAAATTGAGCTTCCAAAGGAGCTTGTGAATCTTTATATTCCTCTGGTTGTAAATCTTTATCATAATACTTTGTTAAATCAGCTTTTCCAAAGTTATCAGTAGATATTTTTTTTCTAACATCACAATCAAGATAAAATTCATACGATTCTACTATTTCAAAATCATCTAATAAAACTCTTCCGTAAAATTCATTACCTGCTTGAACTAAAAAAAATAAATCTCTAAGTTCTTGTGAATCACCATATAAAAATTTATCACCTAATGTAGTGGTAAATGAGAACTCTTCCCATGTATCATATTGTGAATTTTGAAACAGATGTGCAGCACCACGATGTGATTCTCTTCTGTTAACTGTTCCATTGGAATGGAAATCATCATTATATGTCATTGAATTAAATTCACCACCATTTGGCCAGTAAAAATGGTTTTTAGAATAATTAAATTGACCACCAGCAACAACGTCCCGTATTCTCAAGGGGCTGTATATATCACCATCACTATCAACGATAGCTACTTCTACTGCTGGTTGTGGTTTAGTATTGTGAATAAAATTACTATCGGTTTTCATTTTAAATGAAATTCTTACTGAAGAATATGGTTGTAAGTAAGGTATTGCGTCTCTACTTCCTTCATGAAATTTAACTACCTGATTTAATCCTCTGTATTGATTTTCAGTAGCCATACCAGCATCTTGATATTCTTGACTAATGTTACTCCATTGATATCCATTCTGTTCAAACTCAGGGTTTTGATTTATACCTGTCCCTCCACTATAATATTTTGTAGAATAATCAAAGTCTACTGATAAAAACTCTAAACATCTTCTATATGAATAAGCCTCATTAGTAATAATCCATTTTGCAATATTTGGAAATATTACTGTTTGAGGAGCATTATTAAAATCTATTGGTTGAACTTCAGGCATAAATATGTTTACTGGCATACCATAAAATGGTGATTCGTATATTGAATTTGTCAAATCTGAACTAATTATATCATAGTCTCCAATATGATATCCAATAGTACAATCATAATGATTCATTAATAAAAAGTTTCTACAAGCTTGTAAACGATCTGAATCCTTAATAGCATGTATAAGATTTTGTTGTAATCTTAATGGGGCTGAAACAAATGAATCTGCATCTGGATTAGCGTCTCGGTAATTTCGTAATTCTTGTGGATAATCTAATAAAGTATCCCATCTAAGTGTGCTAGGTGTAACAGGTAAATAATTTTCATTTTCTATCTGCCAAAAAAACCTATATTGATTTCCTTGTATAAATCTATCAAAATCACCTAAGTAATCATTACTGTCAGTAAATGAATTATAATCACTTCTAACATATCTATATTCTGTCTGACCCTGAATTATTCCTACGCTCTGCCATTTAACATACTCACCATAAGTAGGTGAGCCTTGAGTTACATCTTGTATAAACTCAATAGTCATTGAAGTCGGATTACCATCTGCATTTGTAGAAAGATACCATGATTCAGGAAAATTAGAATAGTGCAATGATGTATCATTAGCCCTCCATGTTTTTATCTCACCATAAATATTAGTTTGCTGACCTGGATATTCATATGGATTGGGTATACCCTCTATTTCATCCATCTCATTGTCACTTAATTTATTGGTTGTAAAGTTTGATGGATCTAGGTTAGTTCGATAATCAAAAAAATATGCATGCCATCCAGCGTATCCTATTGTTCCGTGATTATCATATGACTGCATAAAGTCAGTTGAATTTCCTGTTTGTATAAATGTTCGTGTAAAATCTAAACCTCCAGGAGTATCTTCTACATATCCAGCACCACCGGCTGAATTTCCTTCTTCATAAAGATTTGTAGCTCTTCTTCTGTTTTCTTCCGTGATACCATCATAAGTACAATAACCCCAACCACCTTCAGGTATGTAAATTGTTCCTGCGCCTGGAGTTGGAATTGGATTATCAATAGTACCCCAAGCACCTTCAAAAAGACTATAAACATATTTACCTGAACCATTTTCTATAAGATTTGGTTTAGTTTCTATAGCAAAATCTGAACCTAAAATATTTGGATATTCATTGGAATTTATATTTCTGTCATCAAAGAAAAACATTCCTAATTCAATTCTTCCATCTTGATTAGAATTTTTAAATCCTTGACTTGTATTTCGAAAAGAAGCTGTGTTAATATTCATTCCACTGTATACGTCAAATGGTTTAAATATTGTTTGTTCTGGTTTTTCACCATCTAAAACACCAAATAGATTTGAAAATTCTTCCCTTACAACACTCATTATCTACACCTTAAAACCACGAGCTCGTAATAAATCTGTTCTTGATATTATTTCAACCTTTGCTTTGTTTCCACGATTAGAAAAATTTGTAAAATTTCCATCTATATCTCTGTGATTCAACCACCAATTTGGATCTTCTCTATATTGATTTACATTCATATCCTCTATAACATTAGGGTTATAAGTTGCACATATGAAATACCATTCATTTGGATTATAAGGTATGTTGGTATAATTTAAAATTTTTAATTCATCAGTAGAAAAATAATTTCCATTTTGATTTTTGTTTAAATCAGGTGGATTTGATGTTGATTTAAAAACATTAGGATAACCTAAATGTGAATCTCTTAAACCAAAATCAGTACCAGTTGAAGAATTTCCAAATTCTCTAACTTGTAATCTAACAAATCTTTCTGTATTTGTATTTTCAAATAACTTCAATACTTCTTTATGATATGTAGCTGTATTATTTAGATAATTTTCAAAAGTTTCTACATTACCACCATTATCATCATAAGTATCATCTTTATTTAATACAAAAGTTTCTAATCTAAAACCAAATGGATTTTCGTTTCTTGTTGGATTTCCAAAGTTAAACAATGTCCCACTTGAAATTTTGTCTAAAAATCTAACCCACATTGTAATGGTAAATCCAGTGCCTGAATTATTTAGTATAAAATCCCTTGCGTCAATATCAGTATTTGTAATTTCCAATAAACCATTATAATCACTTGTCAACCAAGTTGGATTACTTGGATTTAATCCTTCAATAAACTCTTGATTAGTATTACGAATAATAATACCTTGATTTGGATTTCTGAATTGTAAATAACCACTTGATTGATTTTCATATTCTGGTCTATCATCTTGTGGTGGAGTTTGTATTTCTATTATATCCGTTAAATATGGTGCGATGGTTCTATAAATATCTTCAATGGTTCTACTTTCATTTACTTGCCCAATAGGTAAATTTTTTAATCTATGAAAATATGCATTTTCTTCTTCAATATTCCCATCCGTATTCTCTTGTGCATATGCAATACTGTTATCTTTACTGTATTGAACATTACCAATCCAATTATTTGTTTCCTCTTCTCTATCAACTGCTCCATCATCGTTTAAATCAAACTCAGGTGCAGTTGGTGGTAGTAGTGCATTTAACTCATTAAAAAAATTAATTATTCTTTCTTGTCTTGCATCTCCACTTGGTAAGAGTTCAAAAATATTTGTATCTAAATATTCTTCAGCTTGAGTGGTGTTTACGATTGATGATGATTGTTGTAATGGTATGAATTGACTTACGTTTAAAGGATTACCCTCACCAAAAACTAAATCGGTGATTGTTTCTCCGCCATCTGGAAATCCACCACCCACAATACTTACAGCTACAGTATCATCAATACCCTCAGTAACAACAATATCATATTCACCAATAATTTGTTGAGCTATTGTTTCTAAATCATCCTCTACATTAGCTTCAACATCTTTTTGATAAAGTGCTAAAGTACCACCACCATCTTGTCCAGTTTGAATTAATCCACTACGAATAAATTTTTGATTATTTTTAACTGTGGTATTGTCTATTAATGGACTTTGTATTAATGAATCTGCTATCCTATCTAATAATTGTTCTAATGCAACTGCCATATTTATTTCCTTTTCACTATAAATTCAAAATCATCATCAAATATTTGTTCTTGTCCATCATCGGTTTTTAATTTTAATTGTATTTTATAAACCCTATCAGGATAAAATCCATCTAAGTATTGAATAAAATAATTTGAATTACTGTCACAACTAAATTTTGTATAACTTGTATCTTGATTATCTTCAAATGGAACAACGAACTCATCTGTAGCAACATCTTTAATAGCATATGAACCACTACCTTCAGGTATGAATGAACCAGTTAAGGTTTGAACTGATGTAGTGAAAGTTTTTTGAATATATCTTTTTCTAGCACCAACTCTAAACTTAACTCTTTCACCCACTTTATAACTTTCTTTGAGTCCTTTTACATACAAAAAGTTATCAGCTAATCCACTTGATGTTATTTGAGTTAATGAACCTGTGTTTGAACCCGTACAAGGTAAATGGTCGTCCCAACGAACTTCTAATCTTGGTGAAAAAATTGTATGTGTGTTTCTTGAGAAAAATTTTAAATGTCCAAATGTTGTTTCATCAGTTTCTTGACTTCCACTAAAACGAACTAACATACCATAATTAGAGTGCTGTCCTTGTAACCACATATTTACCATATTGGTTACATCCACATTAACATCAGGTGATTGATTTGAAAATGTTTGAACGGAATGACTAACAGATAAAATTGAGGGGCCATTTCCACTTACAGCTTGAATAGTATTTGTTCCACCTTCAAGTGCTTTTGTCTTGTCACCACTAAAAGCAAATAAATTTGAAGAAGATACCGCAGATAAGTTAGCAGATGTTCCAACTACACTACCAGATAATATAACTTCACCAGTTCCTCCCCTTGTAGCTGTTATGTTTAATCCATGTAAACTTACATTATCATTAATAGAACCTGTTAAATTATTAGCAGTTATATCTACAGATGAACCTGACTCTACAAATATTTCAGATGAGTTATTATCAAAAACACTTGGTGAACCACTAACAAATACAAAGTCAACTCCACCTATTGTAATTTCTTGATTGTCAAAATCACCAGATGATATGGTTAATGTACCACTAGCGAATGTATTACCAACACTCGTTTGCGTGCTCCATTGAGTAGCATTTCCACCAATAGGATTGGTGAGGTTTTCCCAACTACAACCATTAGTATTTTTTGGACTATCACCAAACTTACCAGTACCTTCAGTCCAAGATTGTGATATAGGTTGAATAGCTAAAGTGTATTCTTCTGTCATTTCTGCATTACCTTCAGCTTCATAAAGTCTTAAATAGTATTTTGCATCAGAAGCTATTGTTCCATCAGCTACAGATTTAGATAACTCAGTAAATTCATCACCACTAAACTGAACCAACGCTCTCGTAGGGTGGTCAAATGATAAATTAAAAAATTCTTTTTTGACTTCAAGTATTTGGTCTCTTCCAAAGTTTTGGTCTTTAAAAGAAGTACCATCTATCTTACTACTACCACTTGAAATCCAAGTGTCTTGATTTGGAAAAATAAAATGATGCATTATCTAACTCTCCCTTGTATGTTTGTATTTGGATTCTTTAATTCAAAAACTGTTGGTGTTGATTTTTCAGGTGGAAGTATGATTGTACCATCAGGTGATAGCGCATTTGCAAACTCATATTTATACCCATAACCAGTTGTACCACCATCAGCTACAATAAATCCAGGATCATTAATACCATCACCATCTATATCAACCGCACTATCATTAGAGTATGAATAAGTATACGTTGGTGAAGTCAATGATTCACCATCACCACTATCATGTTGATAAAAATAATCATAGTCTTGAGTAATAGTTACATGTCCAATTGAACGAACTCCCTCAACACCCATTAATTCATATTCTAATTGACTTTTAAAAATAGGTTGATTGAATTGCATTTTTTCAATTGAAAAATAATCTTTAATTTTTTGAATACAATTTAATTTAACTTGTTGTTTATCAGCATATTTTTCAGCTATAACATCAAACATTACACCAAAGTTTACAATGTATCCATCATTAATTGTTACAACATCTGTCATTAATTTAAAGTTTTCTAAATATTTTTTTATGTTTGATGTTAAAGTATTTGGTAAATTATCATTTGTTAAAGTTGTATTCGTATGTGGATTACCAACTAATTGTTTTTGATTATTATACCCTAATACATAAATAGCTATTGTACCAAAACCCATTGGTAATGGATTTGAAGCCTCATCTTCAAAAACTTCTTTGTTTGTATTATAAAGAGATATAGCTTGCTGATAGTTTCCATCATAAGAAGGGTCACCATATTGAGTTAAAAATTCTTGTATTAAGGCGGGAAAATCCATACCTTCACCACCACTACTATTATATGCAGTCATAACATTATTAAAATATTCAATTGGTATTTCAGAAGCTTGTTTCAAGTCTTCAACAGCATTAATAAAATTATTATAACTTGTCATATCTGAAAGTCCAAAGGTTTCTGGTAATTCTTGATACACATCAGGCCTTGTAACAAAAGCTTTTGCTATATTACCAAACTTACTTGGTATATTCAATACTCTAGCTTCATAGTCTTCTTTTGTAACACATCTGTTTTGTGTTGAGAAAAATGCTTTAGCTCTTTCTTTTATTTCAATAGTGTCTTCTTGGTCTTTACCACCACGAGCTGGTTGATTATTTGTTACAGTTGATAATCTTGCTGATGTATTTCCATTTTGAGGTGCTAAGTTTGTTGGTGCACTGTTTATATCTTCACTCGGAACATTTGAATTAATTCCACCACCAACACGATAAGTAATTGTTAAAGTTGTATTGTTAGGTGTTTCACCTAATGTTGAATACTCATCACCAAGTTCAGGACTAATAGATTCATTTAAATCATTTGTTTGTCCAGGTATAACAATTCCAACCTGTTCCATGTCAATGAATCCCTCATCAACAAGTTGACCATCTTTCAATATTCCATTACCAAACACAAGTGAAGTTGTATTATCTTGATTTGTTTCACGAGTAAATCTTTTTGGTGTTGTGATATATGTTAATGAAAAAGGAGTAGGTTGAACGGATACATTTCCAACCAAATCAACATATGCTGAACTTCTATTATCATTAGTGTAATGAGTTTGAATTGGTACTTTATCTTGTGCAAGAAAATCTACCTCATACCAATTATTCCCATTTGAATCTACACAAGAAACAATATCAATTACATTTGTATCAGGTATAATAAGTGTTTTAAATTTTTCAGGTACCCCAACTTGAAATGTAATTGTTTTTTCAGTAGCACTTACAGCTCTTACAGTTCTTGATAGTGTATAAGTGGAAACTAAACCTGACGCGTCAGTAGTTCCAATAGTTTCAGTATCATTAGAACCTGTTATCCTAAAATCTATTGGCTCCAGTGTCGTAAAAATAATATTTGAGTTTGTAGATGATGGTATTTCAATACCAGCATCAAACGTACCAGCGTTAGAATAATCAACTTTAGAAACATCATTTGCAGCATTTACCTCAGAAGTAAAAGTTAAATCAACAAAAGCTGGAACGATTGGTTTAACTTTATAACCAAACATCTTAGCCATTGTGATTATGTTTCTTCTCTCTTCAGCTAATGGTAATAATAATTCACGATATTGTTGGTCAATATAAAATGATAATACATCACCAACATACGCATTCATTTCCAATAACATCATACCGGGTGAGGTTTCATTGAAATCACGATATGTATTTGGAAAATATGATTTAGCATAATTCATCAAAGATGTTTTCAATGCTGTAAAATCTTTATTTAAATAGTTTACATTTGATTCTTTAAAATTCTCTTTACCATATGTTGGCATTATCTATCTCCCTCTGATATGTCACTTGAAAAATCTATTGATACAGAATTTAAAGTGTTTGGGTCTTGTTTTATGTTAAATATTATTTTTACTCTAAGTTCGTTAACTCCGACATCTGTCGTATCATTACTACTTAAAACCTGAATATCTCTTACTTCAACAAATGGTAACCAAAATTCTAATTTATCCAATATCACATTTTGAATACCAATTATATTATCATTTGTAACATGTTCAAACAAGAGTTGTCTTAATCCTATCCCTAAAGTTGGTTGAAAAAATCTTTCTCCTTCTTCAGTTTGTAACAAGTTTCTTATATTGTTTTTTACAGCTTCAATGGTTGTTGAAGTAGTTGCAAAAAATCCATCTAAATCATCACCTCTACGAATCGGTAAATCAATACCAACTTTAACATTAGTATCATTATCAACTATAAAAGGTTTTCTTGATGTATCTTTAACAGCCATTATCCTAATTCTCCTTCATTATCATCTCTAAAAAATCTAACTTCTGTAAAAGTTTTTATATCACCTTCTTCCATAAAACCATCATCACCACCAAAAGTTTGTTTAGAATTTGGGTCTCTTCCAATGTATGCATATCCACTTGATTGTAAACCACCATTTGTTATTCCAATGTTTATATCTTTAGTCAACACCGATGGTGCTGGTGATTTAGGAAGTGTTAATGGTGTAGGTGTACCCGCAGGTGACACATATGTAACAGTGTTTTGAATATCAGCTGGTTGTGGTGGTATTTTAAAATCTTCCAATACAACATTAGCAGCTAAGTTAGTTATTCTAAATTTTGCATTTTCTAAAAAAGTAACAATAGCTTCTTTTTCTAATTCACATTGAGCATCAAGAGCGTCTTGAGATTGTAATATAGCTTCATCAGTAGCTCCTGATAATTCCAATCCCTTAATCTTCGCACTAATTAAATCTGTTTTTAATCCCATTGTTATCTTCCAAGTTTGTTTTTAGATTTTTCTATTGACTTTTCTAATACTTGACTATAATCTTTATTAACGAATTGAGCCATTGGGTCACTTGATGGTACAGCTTGTGGTTGTTGATTCATCATATCACCATATTGTCCACCAACTAATTCATTCATTCTATCAGAAGTAAACTCACCACCACCTAATGTTTTCCAATTACCATCTTGAGCTGTTTCATTCAATACATCGTTTAATACTGAATTAGATGTGAATGATTTTTTCTCAACAATTTTCTTTTGTGGTTTTGGTTGAGATTCACTTGGTTGTTTTAATTCAGTTATCACTTCCTTGATAGCCATCGCAACTTCTTCTCTAACGATTTGTCTGATTATAGTTTTTATATTTGTTTTTTTCTTTTTCATAATTACCTCTTTATGCATTTGGTTCTATAAAATGTTTTGTACTTAAAATTGTATTTATTTTGTTTTGAATGTCTGTTATTTTCTGATTCACTCCACCTACTACACCAGTTTCATCAGCTAATGCAATTGGTGCTCCTTGACATATTCCTTGTGAATTTTTTATAACATCTAAGGTTTCATTTAATAATTCTAATAATGTCGTACCTAATACCATCGATTCCATTTCTCTACTTTCACCATCTTTTGTAGTGGGTAATGGGTTACCTAAAAATGTTCTTTGAGAACTTATTACTAAATCTTCACTTGTTGAGATAGTTAAATGTCTTCTTGTTCCAATGTGAATATCTTTATTTGAAGATAAGTATATATCATCTAATTTTGAATTTAAAGTGATTCTATCAGAATGAAGTAACATTTGATTATCAGTATAATCATAAATTCTATCCATTTCAGTTCCAGTTATTGGATTTTCTTTACCAACATTACCATTCACATTATAAACTAAATCTCTCATAAATCTATTAGGAATTGCATCATTTAAAGTTGAAATTAAATCAGAGGCTAGAGTAAAACCATCAATAATTTCAAACTCCTCAGTAGTATTGACTGCGAAAGAATCAAAATGTTGTTTCAATGTACCTTGAGCTGTTATACTTATTAAACTACCATCACCTAAAGTTTCTGATGGATTATCAGCTGCTCTTTGATTTGATATAAAAACATATGGATTATTACTACGACTCCCTATTCTTATACTATTACCATGCCTACCCTCTAACATAGTATCTCCAGTAGTTTCTCTTTGAGTAGTTCCATAATCTAAATCAAACTTATTTAATTTAGTCATTCTAGAATAAATTCTTTGTTTGTTAAAATTTAAACTTTCACCTTTTAAACCTTTTGGTGAGGTAACTAAAGTAGAATCTATACCGTTAACATTATAAACATCAGAAGTATATAAATGGTCATCATTCCAAGTAGGATTACTAGTTGTTGTATTTATGGGTCCTAAATAATAATTTATTCGACCAATGGTACACAATAAAACTGGATCTCCTTTTGATGGTACATCGGTTATTCCTCTTAATAATGGAAAGTATCTATATTTATCACCCAGTACAGTTCCTTTTTCAAAAACTTTTTTACCTAAATAATGTGGAGCAGCTATAATTGAATTTAAACTATTTTCTCCCTTGTATCTAAGACTCCTATTTGAATGTACAACATCTAAAACATGACCTGCAACAAATTGTAGGTAATATGGTATGTTAATTTTTTTACCACCGAGACCTCTTACAGTATTGTTAGAATCTTGTACAATTGACGATGCCATTTAACTCTCCGTATATCCTTTTGAAATTGTTTTATCTTTTATAGTTTCCAATCTATGACTTTCTTTTTGTAAATCATCTACAGTATCTTGAAGTGTTCCCATTAGTTCTGCCTTCTCTTCATCACTCAACAACATTGATTCATCAGATTCACCTTGTGATTTAGATATAATTCTTTGTAATACACCAGCGAGTTTTACCAAGTGTTCATCATTACGAACAGCTGTATCCATATATTCTTTTATAATAGGTGCAACCAATACCACATCATCTATGGTTGTTATGAATCCGTGAATTTCTGATATTAACAAATCTATTTGAACTTTACGCTTTGTTGTGTTTTCGTAAATATCTTTTGTTAAGTCTTGAAAGGTTTTCCCTTCAAATATTTCTTTTTCGTCTGCCATATCATCTCCTCAAGATGTACTTATTCATATATAAATATAAAATTTGTAAGAAATTGTATGAAATAAAAAACCCTCATTTAAGAGGGTTTAGTATTTAAAAGAATGAGCCTGAATGATTGTGAACTATTATTGAACCATGTTTATGATATAGGTTTTGAAGTTTTTTATAATGTTTTTTTAACACATTAACTACTGAGGTTATGTGAGCTGTTTCTACATCAGTCATTTCTCTAATTAAAATATAAATTGCTTTTTTATTAAAGTTTTCAATATCATCTCGTTGTTTCATTAAATCAACAATAGCATATCCTATTTTTAAATCTCTATCTTTCTTAAAAATCGTATTCATATTTGAATCAAAGTATTCAATTATTTCTTTTGTTAAAGTTTTAAAATCAGATTCATAATTGGAATCATTACTATGATGCCTATCCAACACATCCATACCACTGTGACTTTTTAGTTTTTTATAATTATTATTATTGTGAAGAATTAAATAGTTTTTAGCCACAACTGAAAAATAACTAAATGCCTTTGAACCTTTGGTATGGTCATATTTGTGCATATTCATTACCATGAAAGCAACAACTTCATGTTTTACATCATTGAATCCATAATCAAAATAAGTAAACTTAAATGTATTAATTATATTTTCAGCTAATTTATCGAAAGCGGTATGTATTCTATTTTGGTAAATTATATTTCTTTCACCATCACTTGATGATGAGTTATATTCAATAATTGCATCTTGAACTTCTTGTCCGAAATATACTTTTCTTTTAGCTTTCTTTTTTGGCATCTTGTGTCTCCTCTTCAAATATTCCATCTAAGGATAATTGAATTTGTTTTAATTGTTGAAAGAAAAAACCAGTCTCATCATCTGATTCATAATGTCCTTTAGAATCAACAAGCTTCATTTTTTCAGTTGAGAATTTAATAACTTGTTGAATTTCTAAAATCAATTCTTCATATTGTGTTATTCTTCGTAAAGAGTAATACACCAATAAAGATGTAAAGATACTAATTAAGAAAAATAATATTGTTAAACCTATCCACATAATATCTCCTAATTAAACAACTCGTCAAATTTTGATTTCAAGTTGTCTACTTGTTTTTGTTCATCTTTTGTTTTTGGAACTTTTGTATTCATTGGTTCTTCTACTTCCGTTCCTCTTTTCCATTGGTCTGATTCAATATATGTCGACATCATATCAGCCTGATGTAAGATATGAGGCATATTGGAACGAAGTCCAAAGTCGGGATTGTAAGACATTAAATAAGCTTTGTTAGCTTCATCATACATTCCATCCGTTAATTTAATTCCAATGTATTCTTTATCCGTAACCTTAATACCATAATGTTGAAGTAACCATAGTGCTCTATCAGGTACTTTCATATATTGAAGTGATGGATTGTGTTTATAAATTTCATCACGATTCTTTCTATGCCAATCTGAATCTTGTGGGATGTAATAGTCGTGTTCCAAATCACCAACTTTACCTAAGTCGTGATGTAGAGCTGCAAACACTAACTCTTCATCTGTGAAGTTTATTTCAGCTCCATGTCTTTCCCACATTTGTTTAATCTCAAGTGAGTGACTTACAATGTGAAGAACGTGTTCAACATATCCACCTGGCATCGCATTGTGAAAATGTCCTTTAGCACTCGCAGGTGCAAACATCATCCTATCTTGAAAGTCATCATACATCTTTAACAAATCATCTCTTCTATCATCACCAATATGTGCTTTAATCACATCCATTAGTGTATTCCAATTTTGTTGTATTTGTTCTGCTGATAATTTTTTCATTTTATTCTCCTATCCACTCATAACCATATTTGGTAAATTTAATTTCTTTATATTTCCTTAGGGCATTTCTATAAGGACTAAATTTAATTCTCACACCCCAACCAAGATAGTCCAATATATTTTTTTTAGTTACAAATCCTTTGTCTTTAATAAAGTCTTTAATTTTTAAAACACTATCTGTTTCACTAACTGACTCTAAATTAAATACATCTTTCCAACCACCGAACCAATTAGATATTCTTTCTTCCCAAATCATATTGTCTGCTAAGTCACTTGTATCATATGTAATCGGATTATCTAACATCTCATTGAATTTTTTTATGAAATCATTTCTATCATCATATAAATAAGGATACGGATTTTTAGCGACACTTGTCATTTCAGGATAACAAAGTTTGTTTGGTAAAAGATAAGGGACACCAACAGAGAATCCATCAGTTGTTGAAATGCTCCAAGCTGAATATGTTTGAAATGTCCCTACACCAAACTTCATAGTGGATAAGAAATCCATGTACTCATCACGACTTTCACAATTAACTCTTTCGTTCCACGGCCTATCAACTTGCGTCAATGTGGTGTAGACTTTAAAGTCCTGTCTTTGTTCCCATATTTCATCACATACTTTTACAAACCATTCCCAACCAGTATATCCAGCACCTCTATGATTAAATACAACTGTTTTATCTTTGTAGTCTTTTCTTATATTAACTCTATCAACTCCAAGATAATGTGGTTGAATAATTTTTTGTAATCTATCCAACACTCCTTGATTCCAATGTTTACTTGCTTCTTTAATTGTTAATTGTTTCAACCAATCACTATTTACTCCACACTCATCTTGCATTAATAAACCAGCAACACTTAAATACAATGCTCTTGCTGGGTCATCTTTATGCATTCCACCTCTATCACCATATGGGGCATTTTGTGGAACTTCAAACCAATGTGAGTAACCAATATACTTTGGTGATAGATTTGAATTATTACTAAGACAATTTGCTATCTGTAAAGTGTGTTCTGGTAGATGGGTATAAACAATATCAAAATCATTATGTCTCCAATCAACATGCTTCATAAATTGTTTTGTGTTGAAGTGTTGTCTCATTGTATTAATATAAGTTGGTAACTCATATATTCTTTGGTCGACATTTGGAAAGTCTAATGATTGAACAAATTCAGGTATTAATAAAGTGAAATGGACTTTCCATCTTTTACTAATGAATGGTATTGTGTGTCTTAACACTTCAACCAAACTATCTGCTTCTAAGTTTTGTCTATATGTATAATTACCATAAAGTAATATCTTATAATCATATTGAGTACTTTTATTTTTATCTACAAAATAATCGCTTATATCTTTTATCATCTACCTACTTCTCCTAAGTATTTTTGTTTACATTCATCCCAAGTCATTCCTAATATATCTGAGTAATAAAGTATCTCAGGTTTTAATCTATTCTCTGTATGTAACTTGGTATATCTTTTAATTGCTTTTCTTTTCCACCACTTATTTATGTATTCAGAACCTTGAGCAAACTTTGGTCTCATAATTAATTCATCAGCTTTAATTTCATTTCTTAAAAACTCTCTTCCATTTTCATAGAATGAACTGAAATAAACTCCACGTTTAAATCCGTGATTGTAATGTGATTTAACAATTCCCAATTCACCAAACATATAATTTATTAATGATTGTTTAACTCCAGTTGGAGGACCTGATACACCTTCTTTTGGTGTCATAATTCTTTTATAGTCATCTGCTCTCTCATCCTTCATCCAATCAAGCCAAGGTTTATAAACTGAATCATCAGGTTTCAATGCAATCTTACCAGCAGATTCACCAAGAGTTTTCCATAAAGGGATTCCATTATACATTGAATGAACACCATACAATGCTGTAGTGGTTAAACCAACTAATTCATCACCATAAGTTTTCTTCCAATGTTGTCTGAGAGATTCATCAGTTAATAACATAGCGACTAACTTACCACCAAGAAAGTTAAATCCAAATGGTTGAGTTGCTACAATAGATGTTCCAATACTTGTACATCTTAGTTTGCCATCTTTGAATTTATTATCTTTTGTCCAACCAATGTAATCATCTCTAACACCAAGTGATGTAATGTCTGAACCTAAAGACATCATACCTAAAACTTTATTAGTATTTCTATCTTTAGCAATTACTTTAATGTTCCTACCTGGATTAGCAACATATTCCATTGAGTGAATAAGTCTTCTAAGAAGTGTCCAATTCTCAACCGATTGTTGATTCTTATTATCTACAATTTCAACATAAGGGTCGAGATTCTCAATTTCAGATATTGTTAATTCTAAATTATTTATATCTGTTGGTTTCCAAATTTTCTGAGAGAATAAATCAAACTTATAAGCATATTTTTGAAAGTCAGGATTCTTATTGAACTCTTGCCACTTCTTGTAAAGTGTTTGTTCTTCAACTGACATAGATTTTAACATATCTAAATTATCTATAAATTCTTGTTTCTTCTCTTCGTAATTAAATTCTTCTTTTACTTCTTCAAAAAAATTATCAAATGACATTCTGATTCCTCTTTATATTACTTACAATATACGAATAATATTTTATTATTCCAAGCTTTTTTTTTATTTGTTACAATATTGTTACAATTTTTTTTCATCGTTTTCTGGAAAACCATACTAATTATAGATCAATTAATTAATAATTAATAATAATAAAGATTATAATAACTGTAAGATCATAATAATTAAAGCTAATATTAAAGTAACTATTACCTTCAGAGTCATTGGCTCTCCCAAGTAAAAATAAGTCATAATTGGAAAGACTAACATGGAAGTTGCAAAACCCATGAACCTAACAGCCCACAGATTTCCAAATCCAATATAACCAATCTTCGTACAATACCATAATAATAAACTAATTGGAATGCCAAGTAGGGACATAATCCACATAGATTTTGCCCCCTTAGCCCATTCCCAAACCAGTTGAGAATTTAGTTGATACCATATGATAATGTTTGCAATTACAAATAAAAATATTGTATATAACATTTGTAACATGGTTATGATTTCCTCTTATGCCTTTTTTGAGCCTTTGACAATTTGTTTGATTTTGTTTTAGTTGGTTTTTCTTCTTTGGTTGATTTGTTAACATCACGAACTTTTTCTTTCCATAATGATTTAGATACATATCTAAAACCTTCAGAAAATAATT